TTCTCCATTTCTATCTTAAGTTTATCCTTCGCAGCCTGTATATCAGCTTCTAGCTTACGTGTTTCAAGATCATTTTTATCAGACGCCTCTTGTCTCTTTGCGTCAAGATCCATTTGTTTAAGAACTATTTCATTCTCAAGCTTACGCATCTCTACACGCATCTGCTGCTCAAACTTCATCTGATCCCACTTGATCTGTGCTTCTACACCACTCATCTGAGCTTGTTGTGCAGCCTGTGCTTCTGCTTCTTTTTCGCTTAAGCGTATCTCTTCTGCTTCTTCCATTTTCCTGCCTACTGCAGCAATACTCTTAGACCTCATTATCTCAAAAAGATCTTTGAATTTTGCAGTATCATTCTGTAGTGCAGCATGAGCATACTGACGTATAAATTGGAATAATTCTGTGTCATCATGACCATCACTTAAATACATTCCATATGATGTTTCTGATAACATAGGACCGTCAATATTAAGTACCCTTCCTATGAGGCCATCATCCATTACATTAAGTGAGAAATTCTGATCACGATAACAGTACTTTGCTGTTTCAAGATTAAGTTCAAGTAACCTTAGTTTCGTATTATCATGCACAAAGAAATAAGGCTCAGTAATAAATGTTGACTGCTGTAGTGATCTGTTTATACCGCCAAGAGTTTCCCTGTTACTAACCTGTCCTTCTCTTTGTGGAGTAATACCAGTTATTTCATTGATCTCATTCTTAATATACCTGGCAAATTCAAGGTTCGATATGATAGCATTAGATGAATCAAGATTCATTGTTGATGGTGCTCTGTTATTAAGATTGCTTAATAGCTTACCTGTTGCAGCTCCTTCATTTCCTTCCTTAAATGAGTTTGTTATAAACCATCCATTAAGTTCAGCATACATCATCCATATATCAGGTTCCCATCCATCAGGTATACGTGCAAGATCTAACTCAGCAAGGATACCCTTATTCCTTGCCATAGCTAGTTCTGCTCTTGTCATGGTTATATTATATAGGTATTTATATGGACGTATCCTATCAACAAGTGAATAAGCCTTCTCACCTATAGTATATATAGTTCCAACATAAGGTGACATTACTCTTGACGGATTATTGACTGTCATTCCTATTCTGGGCAGTCTCTCCATCTTAATATATATACCATCATTTACGTTACCTATACAGTAACCTTGCCACCATTCTTTGAGCCATTGCCATTGTACCTTTTCACCTAATTCTTTATTTGGTACATAATTCTCAGATACATAATCATGAAATTCTTCTCCATCTTCATAGTATGTTCTGTATCCGGCTTTTCCTAGTGACTGCCATACTACTCTTGAGACTCTTATGTTTCCCTGATCATCAAATCCACCACCAAAAAAGAATCTGTCAGAGCTATTTAATGGTATATGTTGTGTGCCATATGCAAGAACATATTCCTCTGACATATTTATAGGACCGGACATCATTGTATTCTGTCCTAGCCTTGATGTTTTTATGCCTTCATCAAGGAACTTAACCTGGTCATCAGTAAGTTCATCAAAGAACATATCGATAACTGAACCTACTGACATATAGTTTTCTTCAACAATTATCATAGCATCATCTATGTAATTGCTTTCACCATTACCAAATATTGATAAGTTCTGTGGTCTTACTTTTCTATTCTTAGGCTCAGAATGAAAAATGTCGCAGGCATATATCTCTTCTGCGACAGTAACTATATCATAAAATGCATCAGTTGTAATGTATGGTACTCTTTGTGTCTTCCAGAGATGTTGTAATAAACGTGTTCCCATTTCTTCACGTTCATCCTGGTAATCATAATTGTAATATTTCTTTATCTTCTGAAGATCACGCTTTGCATTTACCTCATTGAAGTTAGGATTGTTAAGCTGAAGTGCTACATAATTCTGCAGTTCTTCTTGCTGGCGTTCTTCTTTATTTATTACAACATGATCATTTGATGCTCTTAAAAACCAGTTGAATGGCCTTGATAGTTCTTCTCCTTTAAGTATATCAAGCTTCGTGAGTTCAATAGGATAGTTCTGAATCTTAGCAGGCCACCTTACGCCTTTTAAATTAAGTGGGTTCAGTGACCTGTCTACATCTTTCTCATCAAATTCTCCTGAGACTAACTTATAGTTAAGCCTCATCTCTGACTTACTCTTACGTATCTTTCCGGGATCATAGTCGGCCAACTGTATACCGAACTTGACATTCTCTTTCGCCCATTCTTCCGTCTTTTCCTTTGAGGAAAGTTTCTGTCTGGGATAATTGAATAGGTTAACCGACATACTGTTTATAATAATTAACGTGCAAATTAATACTTAATTAATGTTTTCAGAAACGTTTTATAAATGGTGAGTCTTTATAATCTGGTAAAATTATATTCGTTTTATTTTGTGGGTTGTTTTGCTTTATAAGTGGGTTGTTTGCAAAAAATGGATGTAACTCTTTCTTAGGAGCATAATCAAGATCAGGTTTATGCTTCCACATATCTTCATGTAGAATTAATAAATAAATTAATGCATCTATACGGTCAAAGTTTCCTTTGTCATTATAGTAAGTAAGTTCATCAATCAATGCTATTGAACGTATCTTATGAAGATTAAGAATACCAGTACCTGGTTCAGCCTCTCTCATTAACCACTCAAGTATTAATTCTCTGCCATATTTCTTTATAGGAAGTGTTCCTGGTGTTCCTTTGCCTCTTGAAAGTACTCTCTTGTCATCTATCTTGTCTTTAATAATGTCAGGAGTATCACATAATAAATGTTCTGAATGCATCTTTCTATGATAGTTACGTAATCCTTGCAGGTTGTTTTCAAAATTCTGCATGGCATTATAATACATCATAAGATACATATTAGTATTATAGAACATTGATGACACTGCTGGTCTTCCTGTATATTCTGCTACTATACGTTCTGTAAGTCTATTCATTATAAAAGTAGATCCCAACGAATCAGTAGTAGACTGGTCATGGTCATAGTTGTCATTACCGGATATATATAATCCTGGAGGCGTTAATCCTTCTCTGTTTGTTATAGGAGGCTCATATATAACTACACATCCATTTATATTTATAATGTCATTGTGTGGATAATGATCTATTGGACTAAGTGTATTATCTGGTTTCCACAATATTTTACCTGTTTCTTGATCAGGTGATAGAGTACCTATCCATGCTGAATCAAGATATGTCTCTCTATGCGATAGCAAATAAGCCCTATGTTGCTTTAATAAGTCAACAGGAAAGATATTACTACCTATCTGCATAAGCGCCTCAGAAGGCTTAATTGGGGCTTCTGCTATATATCTAAGGTGCATCTCTCTACTCTTTGTCTGTTCGAGATGCTTTTTCCTGTCTTCTTCTATAAAGTTTAATGCTATCTGTTCATTTGAATTACCATTCTTATCTGTTGCTATTTCATGATTACGCTGTTCACCTATAAATAAAGCTGTCTTATCATAACCCATTTCAGGTTCATACTTATTTGGTATAACGTGTACACGATAACCCTGTCCTCTTGTGAATAACTGATCAAGTGCCATCATATCTTCTGTAGCAGATCCACCAGTACCAAAAGCAAGCATTAAACCATACGTTATACGACCTTGTGACATAGATCTAAGTGATATGTTCCATGCAACAAGTGCATTTGGAAACTTACCGAACTCCTCCCATATAATAAGTTTTCCTCTTTTACCTCTCCCTTTATCTGGATTACCTTTAAATGTTACTCCTATAATCTCACTGCCAAAGCCTAGTTCAGTCTGAATTCCCTTATTCATCTTAAGATAAGATGCTCTCTTATGCATTGTTGTGTCTATCCTGCTCTTACGCTTACCCCATGGAGTATGCATCTCAAGATGACCCATCATATCCCAGGCTTTAGTAAGTAATCCGTCAGATATAAGATATTCTTTCTCTGAGGCAAATGCATAAGACTTAGAACGTGGTATGAGATAGAAGTTTCTATCAAGCATAGAAGCACCTTTAAAAGAATAACCTCTACCTCTTGTTTTTAATACTTCAGCGTGCTCACCAGACTGTTCTGATTCTTCCAGGTAATGAAAGAACTCATAATCACTATCCCAATAGTCAGGAAATCCTACTATACGATCACCTTGAAAATAACTGTATTCTTCATCTGTTGGCGGTACTAGTGAAAAATCAGGATCATCTTTTTTTGACTCTCTTAAGCTATAATTTAATGATGTTTCGGGTAGCACGAAAATGCTTTCTTTGGTTGCATCCTCACTCTTAACTGCCTTGTCAATAGGACAAAAATTAAGATACCAATAGAAATATCCAGGTATCCAATCTCTGCCTATGTTGTAACCATAGATGCATCTTCGTGCCTGTTCTACCCAAAACTTATACCACTGACTACTAGGAGATAAATTAACAGGATAGTTAGTATAACTCCCATACTCCTTAAAATGTTGTGCTGCTACAGTGAATTCGGAAGCATTATAGTGTGGCTCTGTCTTATATAAACCTATTTTCTTATCTTGTAACTCAGCTATCTTCATTATTTCTCGAATAACCATCTCGCATCTTCAGGGTTTTCAAAGGCATTTAATACACCACCACCCCTGATCTGCATATCTTCTTCTTCATCAAATACCTTTTTTTCCCATTTCTCAAGCTTTTCAACAACATCTTCAAGCTCATTAAGCACTTTTGTTACTTTATCAATAGTAACGAATGGATTAAGATACTTACCTTCTTTGTCTTTGTTATCAATATCTGCTGTATCAAGGAATTTTATAAGCCTGTTAACCCTATTACGTATAGCCTCAAGATATCTCATTGACGGACTCTTTTGAAGGTCGCTATATTTATCAATGGCATCAAGTATATACTTCTCAGGCTTATATTTTTTGTTTCCAAATATGTCTTTTGCTATCTGTTCATTCTTGTTTATACCATAGGCATTATATTCACTCTTATAGTCAGCCATATAATAAACATATGCAAACTCTTTTGTTGACTTTCTCTTATTCTGCGACCTGTCACGTTCATGAATAAATGCAAACTCAGGTACAAGTAAGGCTTTAGGATTAATAAATACCTTATCTCCGTCTATTATAAAGAACGATGTTTCGTTATTTTTTTGCGTCATACCGCCTTCTTTTCTCTTGTTCGTAATGTTCTCTACCTTTAAAATACCTGAAAGCATTAGGCATCACCTTAAAATGACAAAAGGCGTTAAGTCTTACGCCTTTGAATGTCTCTGGTTTATCGGGTATGGCTGCACGTATTGTGTCATATGCACCTTCAAATTGAGATTTTACTATAAGTGTAACAGCCCATTCGCTTATACCCTCCTCTTGTGCAATCTCTTTTATTATTTTCTTTGTATTCTCACTTTTCATCTTCCTTAATATACAGCTTGAACACTAATTCATGACTACCATTTGGATATATAGCAAAGCGATCATTAATCTTATTGCCTATAAGTAACTGATACTTACGTAATGTAGATATATAAGTATTTAACTGAGGTTGCGTAATATTTAATGTTGATAGTATTTCATTTCTAATTGGCTGACTCAAAAGCAGTTTACTGCGTTTTTCATCTTCAATATCCTTAAACTTATTATTGTAGAACAGCAGTATAGAAAATACGTCTAATAACTTGGGATTGAGTGTAATATGCTTATTATATAAAACACTTAAGCCACCTTCAATGAATGGCTTTTTAAGTGTAAGATATTGCTTGTATATCGTGTACTTGTCTGTTCTTATAGTAAGTACTTCCTGACTCATGATATTTATAAATTCCTTAACAATGAT